CAGCACTCCAAGAAGACATACCATCTATGCCTCAAAACATAAACAAAATACTTAATATACTTTCTCAATATATTCCCCTCAAAATCAGTTAGTAGGTAGCAAAATTATCTAAACATTAATTGTACCGCAAGTCTTCCCATCACCATTCCAAATTTTGCTTTTGTCATATTATTAACCTCACTTAATTAAATATTATGCAACTACCTCTGCTTGTTTATGTTTTCTCTTCCCGGAGGCGGTATTGGCTACCGCGTCCCCGTAGTCCGTAGACCGGCCTAACCTCTTTTCTATTTTCTTTTTCTCTTCAATTATGATGTCTCCATTACTTCTGGTGCTCCAATGCACCTCAGTTAAGTCCTGAGTCAATTCATCTACCGGAGGCAAGGCTAACTCCCCATCTAATGCCGGATCTAAAGCATCTCTTATGGCCCAGTATAGATAGGCCCTCATGTTGGCAAAGGTCCTCTGTTCAGTCATATCAGTTAGTCCCTTCGCCGATTCTGAAGCCTTAACTCCTACCGCATTAACCTTCTGCTCCGCTAATCTCGAATAGACTCCGGCACCTTCTCCTAAAGAATCTACAAAAGCGATATCTTCTTCCTTTATTAATTCATTCTTGATTTTTCCTACGGTCACCATATGATCCTGTTTACTATAGACCTTAAGTCTTTCAATAACGTTTCCTCTTCTGAAAGCGAATACGGTAAGGTCCCTTCCCATGCCGGCTACATCGACCCCTAACTTTAGTGTACCTTTCCCTTTGCCCTGCAAATCATGCCACCTATCATTAGCCAACTCTACCCAGCTTAAGGGTATTAAAGTGTCCTCTGTAGCCCGGGGAAATTCGCCCATAACCTTGACCAGAAATAAATCATTAGGCCTGTACCATTTGCCTTCCCATTTAAAATCACCGGCATCTCTATTCGCTTCTCCTTCGCTAATTTCTATCACCCATCCCGGCTTTCTAATTTTCTCATCTATCCATTCCCAATCCACTTGTCCCGGGATTAATATCTTTTTGGCCCTAACATTTACCGCATTCAAACAATTCAATTTAAACTTTTTATATAAAGGGCTCCTAGTACTTTGATATGCTTCTCCCGTAGTCCTGTTCGGGTTGAATATCAGAACTAATCGGCTATTGCCGGTAAGTATTCCTTCGATAGCATCAAAGGTTACCTCATCTATCCCGCTCGCTTCAGTAACTACTACCATAAGATTCGGAGAGTGGAAGCCGGTCCAGTCTTCCGGCTTCTTGTCTTTTGTCTTGAAGCCTAATAAAAACCAGTCTGAATCCTCAGAGAAAGTTATTCTATGAGTCCACAGGTCTCCCCCCAGATTTATCTTCGAATTTCTATGTATTCTGCCTATCTCAGACATCATAATATTAATAACTTGTCTATCTGTAGGTGCGGTATTGATAACCTTGGAGGGAATATTCAGATATAAAAAACATAAAGAACCTACAGCAGCTACGTAGTCCTTTCCTGCTGCATGCCCTGATCTAACCGATGTTCTCCTATGTATTTGCATTGATTCTAAAATTCTTCTCTGCTTCCGGTCGAGTCTCACTCCCAAGCCTTCTCTAGCAAATTTATTCCAGTCTCCTTCATAACTCTTCAGAATGTCTATTTCATTCTGGCTTAATCTCAATTTAACCGCCTCGTCTGAATGGGATTCTGTTAGTCTTTGTTCCTTTCTCCTGCTTTTTCTTCATTTTCATCAGATTAGCAAAAGTAAGTTCCAATGCTACCTCGTGAGTAGTTCTATCTGACCATCTATCTTTAGCTCTATTCTTTAACCAGAATATCTGGGCTGCTACATTTCCTTTTATTCCACTTGCATATAAAGCATCTTCCATAGATTGAGTTCTACTATCTATAATTGAATTTATTTTATTATCAAATCTTTTTGATTTTTTTCGCCATTCCCATATAGTATTACGTGAAACATTAGCCGCTCCACAAGCATCAGTTATAGATACTCCACCTTCAAGTGATTTAAGTAACGCTTCTTTTTTTTCTTCTTTAATTTCTTTTGATATCTTTGGCATTTACTTTCGTCGCCTTTTTGTCCTTTTTTTGTCCTTTTTGTCCTTTTTATTCAATTAGTTATTTATATTTATTGCCTTCTTCCCAGTAAATTTTTCCCATCTTAATAAAATAACTTCCCCGTATATTGGCTCAATCTCTATTGCCCGGCATTTTCTTTTCATTATCTCGCAAGCGATTATAGTAGATCCCGAGCCACAAAAGGGCTCGGCTATTATTCCATTTCTAGGAGATAGTATCTTAACGTAGGGAACTAATATCTGAATCGGCTTTGTGCCAAATATTATGTTCTGTCCACCTGATTTTCCTGTTTCTGCTGCGTGAGTAATATGGTCTGCTACTTTCGCCCATAAGGTGCCTTTCCTTCTATCCCAATAGCTTTTCCCTCTCTGGCCGTATATAATAACTTCATAAGTATCTAAAAGCTTTTGTCCCTTATCCTGGAGATATTTTTCAAATTCTTCTTCATATCCTTCATTTCTTATTCCTTCTCCAGCTAGTGGAGCGATATCATATTTGTTAAAAAAATATCCCGGTCTGGAAAATCCTTGACATCGATTGGGTAGCCACCAGATTACCATATTCTTTATCTTCCAATATTTAGCTATGGCCTGCCATATCTCTATGGTATTCCTCCAGTTTTCAAAGACCATAACATTGGCTCCTTTCGGATCCTGAAAGTCATTAGCTATGGAGAGCCATTCATCATATTCAGGAACTCCACCTTTCTTTTCTACTCCCAGATAACTGCGTTGGCTCCTATAACCAAAACCATCTTTAGTTTTAACCCATCCTTTAAATCTGCCCCTTCCATTAGTCTTTCCTACGCTTTCATATACTTTGTCCTTTTTTAGCTTTACTCCTTCTTTAGTCTGTATCTTCCGGGCCCTCTTGGTATAAGCTAATTTATAGGGCGGGTCCGTAAACATAAAATCGAATCTCTCACTTCCAAGCAATTTATCCCATTCATTCTTATTAGTGCAATCTCCGATAGCTAATTTATGTTCTCCCAGTTGCCATAAGTCACCATCCTTAACTCTCCTAATTCCACCTTTAAGTAACTTCTCTAATTCTTTGTCTACATCAAATTCTTCGTCAATATTTAGTCCAAAAACATCGTCAAGCTCTTCCCGGCTGAATCCTACATCAACCAGCATTTCCTCATCGAAATTAGCCAGCAAATCATAATCGAAATGCCCTAGATTTTTATTCAGTCTTAAATTTAGCTCCTGCTCCCTTTTTAATTTAGTAATTTTCACATAATTAACCGGTATCGTTCTATAGCCCATTTCTTTGGCTACTATTAACCTCTGATGGCCACCTATAACTATATTCTTTCTATTCTCTGCAGAATTGACCACTATCGGTTCTACAAAATCGAATCTCTTTAGGCTTTCCTTTAGATCCTTGTATTCTTTTTCAGTCAGAGCTCGCGGATTATATTCTGAAGGATTAAGTTCTTCTATTGGCACATCTTTTATTTTCATATTATTAACTCTCCTGCCTTCCTTAAATCAAAACCGGTTCTACCGCTCCTAATCTGCACTGTGCAATTTCGATATATTCTTTGTCATCATCAAATCCGATATATTTTCTTTTTAGCATTTTAGCTGCAATACAGGTCGTCCCGCTTCCTACAAAGGGATCGAGTATAATACCATTTTGGCGGCTGCCTAAAATAATTAAATAGCTCATTAGTTTGATTGGCTTTACGGTGGGATGATGGTTTTTAAATTTAACAGTCCTTACATTGCCACTCCCAGTTTTAAAATTCCCCGCTTCCCCCATCATTTTATTTATATTGGCTCTTACTTTCTCCTCTAATCTTTCACATCCCTTATTCTTTTCGGCCTTACTTGCCTTCGGCACAATTAGAAAGGGAAAGGTCTTTTGAACTGATTTAGGCAATTCCTTTATGTTAAGTTTTGGTATATCTAAATAACTACCCGAAATTAGACATTCATCACAATAAGTCCTTCCGTCAGCATCTATATAATTTCCGTGTTCTTCAACATATCCACAAATAAAGCAGGGTTGATTAGATAATTTTTTACTTCTTTCTTCCCACCATTTATCTAAATCAAAATAACGAGAAAATGAACCAGAATCGGCTGGCTCAGTTCTACAATCGCTAATTGGTTTCTTTGTCCATTGATTTACTTTTCTATTGCCATAATTGATATGTTTAGGAGAAATTAAAATCTTTCCATCATTCAGCACATTATCACTCACTAAAAGATTGGCAGGGAATCTCCCTTTTTTAATATTTGAATTTAGTAGTCCATATCCAAAAGTAGAGCCGAAACAAGTTTTCTTATATTT